TGCTCCAGATTATAGAGAAGCAAACAGATTGTTTTTTATATTTTGGGAGGCCTGTAAAGCAGATCACAGAAGTTACGGAATGTGTTATTTAAAAAATAGACGTTCTGGTTTTTCCTTTATGAGTTCAGCTGAAACTGTTAATTTAGCTACATTAGCTAGTGATAGTAGATTTGGGATACTCTCTAAAACTGGTGCTGATGCAAAAAAGATGTTTACAGACAAGGTAGTACCAATAAGTATCAATTATCCATTCTTCTTCAAGCCAATACAGGACGGTATGGACCGACCAAAGTCCGAGCTCGCTTATAGAGTTCCTGCAAAAAAGTTTACTCGTAAAAAAATGAGGGAACGAGAGGAGCAAGATGATATGGAGGGCCTTGATACAACTATAGACTGGAAAAACACAGGTGATAATAGTTATGATGGTGAAAAATTATCTTTATTAGTACACGATGAAAGTGGTAAATGGGAAAGACCTGATAATATAAAAAATAACTGGAGAGTTACAAAAACTTGTTTAAGATTAGGTAGTAGAATAGTTGGTAAATGTATGATGGGGTCTACTTCTAATGCGCTAGATAAAGGTGGTGATAATTTTAAAAACTTATATAATAATTCTGATGTAACAAAAAGAAATAGAAACGGACAAACTAAGTCGGGGCTATATTCTTTGTTTATTCCTATGGAATGGAACTATGAAGGATTCATCGACGAATATGGACAACCTGTATTTAATATTCCTGAAGAAGAAAAAAAAGATCCTCATGGGCTAGAAATAGATTATGGAGTTATTGACCATTGGGATAATGAAGCTGAAGGATTAAAAGACGATCAAGATGCTTTAAATGAATTTTATCGTCAATTTCCAAGAACAGAAGAACACGCGTTTAGAGATGAAACGGGTAATAGTTTATTTAATCTTATAAAAATATACGAGCAAATAGATTATAACGAAGGAAATAGAAATTCATCAGTATTAACTCCTGGTAATTTTCAATGGGCAAATGGCGTTAAAGATACTAAAGTTACTTTTAATCCAGATCCAAAAGGAAGATTTAAAGTAAGTTGGGTACCTAACGGAAAATTGCAAAATAATGTTATAATTAAAAATGGCGTAAAATATCCAGGTAATGAACACATGGGTGCATTTGGCTGTGACTCGTATGATATCTCAGGAACAGTTGATGGTGCTGGATCAAAAGGGGCTTTGCATGGATTAACAAAGTTTTCAATGGAAGATGCCCCAGCTAACACGTTCTTTTTAGAATATATAGCTAGACCACAAACGGCTGAAATATTTTTTGAAGATATATTAATGGCGCTAGTCTTTTATGGAATGCCAATACTTGCAGAAAACAATAAACCAAGATTATTATACTATTTAAGAAGAAGAGGATATAGAGGTTTTAGTATGAATAGACCTGATAAAATTTGGAACAAGTTATCAGTTGCAGAAAAAGAAGTTGGTGGCATACCGAATTCTAGCGAAGATATAAAGCAAGCCCACGCAGCTGCTATTGAAATGTATTTTAATGAAACTTTAAATGATTGGTCAAAGTTTGATATAAACAAAAGAACAAAGCATGATGCTTCAATAAGTTCTGGTTTAGCAATAATGGCTTGTAATAGACATTTATATAGACCACATCCAAACAGGGAAAAACAGTCATTAAATATAAATATATCAAAGTATAATAATAAAGGATTTTCTTCACAGATAATTAAAAATAAAATATGAACTTAATACAACATTCTATAAATTTTCCATCACAAGCGGTTAGCGATATAGAAAAACTTAGCGAAGAGTATGGTTTAAAAGTTGCAAGAGCGATAAGACACGAGTGGTTTTCAGGCACGACTTCTAAATATCATAGTCATAAAAACAATTTTCATACGCTGAGATTATATGCTAGAGGAGAACAATCAATTCAAAAATACAAAAACGAATTATCTATAAATGGTGATTTGTCTTATCTTAATTTAGATTGGAAACCTGTCCCAATTATTCCTAAATTTGTTGATATTGTTGTAAATGGAATGGCTGATAGAAGTTATGAAATTAATTGCTACTCACAAGACGAACATGGTGTAAACCAAAGGACGCAATATATGGAATCTATATTAAGAGATATGCGTTCAAAGGAGTTTAACGAAAAAGCTAAGCAATTATTTAATGTAGATCTTTACGAAAACAGTCCAGATAGACTACCGTCTACTGAAGAAGAACTAAAACTTCACATGCAACTTACGTACAAGCAAGCTATAGAATTATCTGAAGAGCAAGCATTAAACGTTTTACTAGACGGCAGTGATTATGATTTAATAAGAAAAAGAGTTTTATATGATTTGACTGTTTTGGGTATAGGTGCTACAAAGACAACTTTTAATTGGGTAGATGGAGCTAAAGCTAAATATGTTGATCCTGCTGATTTAGTGTATTCCCACACCGAATCTCCTTATTTTGATGATATTTATTATATTGGTGAAGTAAAAGAAATTCCAATAAATGAATTAATTAAAGACTTTCCAGAATTAACAGAAGAAGAAGTTAAAGAAATAGTGGATAAGTATGCTTATCCTTTAGATTATGTAACGCATAAAGATAAAAATAAAGTCCAAGTTCTATATTTTAATTATAAAACACACATGAATGATGTTTATAAATTAAAAAAATTAGCTACTGGCGCTGAAAAAATTATAAAAAAAGATGATACTTTTAATCCGCCAGTTCAAAACATGGACGGTGACTTTAGTAAGTTAGAAAGAGTTATTGAAACTTTATATGAAGGTGTATATATAATAGGTGCTGATAGATTATTAAAATGGAAAATGGCAGACAATATGATGCGTTCAGATTCTGATTTCGGTACTGTAAAAATGAATTATCAAATAGTAGCACCTAGAATGTATGAAGGAAGAATTGAATCTATAGTAAGTAGAATAACTAGTTTTGCTGATATGATTCAATTAACTCATTTAAAACTACAACAGGTAATGTCTAGAATGGTACCAGATGGCGTTTATTTAGACGCTGATGGTTTAGCTGAAATAGATTTAGGTAATGGAACAAATTATAATCCACAAGAGGCTTTAAATATGTTCTTTCAAACTGGTAGTGTTATTGGTAGAAGTTTTACATCTGAAGGCGACATGAATCCTGGTAAAGTTCCAATACAACAAATTAACAACGGTGTAAGTGGTGGTAAATTACAAGCTCTAATTCAGACGTATAATTATTATCTTCAAATGATAAGAGACGTAACCGGGTTGAATGAAGCGAGGGATGCCAGCACGCCAAGTAGAGACGCTTTAGTTGGTGTTCAAAAATTAGCGGCAGCAAACTCAAATACAGCTACAAGACACATACTACAAGGAATGTTATTTTTAACTGCAGAGGTTGCAGAGTGTTTGTCTTTACGTATAGCAGATATAATAGAATACTCTCCTACCAGAGATGCTTTTATAAGATCACTTGGCGCTCATAATGTTGCTACTCTTGAAGAAATGACAAACTTACACTTGCATGATTTTGGTATATTTATAGAGTTAATGCCAGATGAAGAAGAAAAACAAATACTAGAAAATAATATACAGGCAGCATTACAGCAGCAAACAATAGATTTAGACGATGCTATTGATTTACGTAATGTTAGAAATATTAGACTAGCTAACGAACTATTGAAGGTTAAGCGAAAAAGCAAAATGGAAAGAGACCAGCAAATGCAACAGCAAAATATGCAAGCCCAAGCTCAAGCTAATGCTCAAGCACAAGAAGCTGCTGCACAAGCTGAAGTCCAAAAAAATCAAGCTAAAACACAAGCAGATGCTCAATTAGAGCAAACGAAAAACCAACTAAAAATTCAATATCTACAACAAGAAGTTCAACTTAAAAAAGAGTTAATGCAATTTGAATTTGAATTAAATTCTAAACTAGAAGGAACAAAACAAAGAGGCAAAGATGAAATGGACGGAATGAAAGAAGATAGAAAAGACATGAGAGTTGATAGGCAAGCTGGCCATCAGATGAATTTAGCCGCCATGAAAGAACAACAAAAAACTGAAGGTGAACCACTTAAAAAGTTTGAATCTTCAGGTAATGATATACTTACGGGAGACGCTAGTATGGAAAGATACGGTCTCTAATTTTTAATATTTTATAAAATTTTATTATGGAAGAACTAAACAAAGAAGTTGTTGAAGAAACAACTGACAAAACCAATGAACAACCTGTAGAAGAGGTTGTAGAAGAAATAGACGAATCTAAATTTGATAGTGCGGGAAATGACGGTATCACAAAAATAGATTTAGATAAAGGACCTCAAATAAAGCAAGAAGAAGAGGTTACAAAAGTAAATATAGTCGAAGAACCAAAAGTTGAAGACAAAATAGAAGAAAAAACTCCAGAAGATATTCCAGTAATTGAAGAAATTACAATGGAAGATCTTAAGGATAAGCCAGTTGAAGAAATCAAGGAAGAAATAGTAGAAACTATAAATAAAGCAGAAGTAACTGGACAACCGCTTCCAGAAAACGTGCAAAAGTTGATGGATTTTATAGAAGACACTGGTGGTGATATAAACGACTACGTAAATCTAAACAGAGATGTTTCTAAATTAGATGACTCTGATGTATTGGACGAATATTATAGAACTACAAAATCTCATTTAACAGCAGAAGAAAGAGGATTTTTATTAGAAGACTCGTTCGGAATTGATGAAGAAATAGATGATGAAAAAACAATACGTAAAAAGAAAATAGCCCTTAAAGAGCAAGTTGCCGAGGCTAGATCCCACTTAGACGGGTTAAAGTCTAAATACTATGAAGATATCAAAGCTGGGTCAAAGTTGACCAAAGAACAACAAGAAGCTATAGATTTCTTTAATAGATACAAAAAAGAGAATGAAGAGCAGAAGAAAATATCTGAAGCAAATTCTAAAACATTTTTAAAGAAAACAGATACTTTATTTAATGACAAGTTCAAAGGTTTTGAATACAATGTCGGTGATAAAAGATATAGGTTTAATGTTAAAGATGTTGATAAGGTAAAGACGACACAAAGCGATATTAACAATTTTATTAATAACTTTACTAACGAAAATAACTCGTCTATAGAAGATATTAATGGTTATCATAAATCTTTATTTACTGCTATGAATGCTGATAAAATTGCACAACATTTTTATGAGCAAGGAAGAGCAGACGCTACAAAAGCTAGAGTTGCTAAAGATAAAAATATTAATCTAGAACCTAGAAAAACACATGGCGAAACAAACGTTGGTGGTGTTAAATATAGAGTTTTAGGTGATACTGCTAAGGATTTCAAATTTAAAATTAATAGAAAAAAATAACTTTAAAAAAAATTTATTATGGCAATTACAAATGGAGGTCTATTAAATAGCACGCCAGCGTCTGGACAACAAACGTTAGCGTCTAATTATTTAGACTTAGCCACAACAGCTGGCGCTGGATGGGCTCAACAATATGTGCCAGACTTAATGGAAAGAGAAGCTGAAGTTTTCGGACCGAGAACTATTTCAGGTTTTTTATCTCAAGTTGGTGCAGAGGAGGCTATGACTGCTGATCAAGTAGTATGGTCTGAACAAGGTAGGTTACACTTATCTTACAAAGGAACAGTACAAACAAAAGCTGGTGGTACTGTAGTATCAGGTGGTATTATTGATTTAGATACTGATATTGATGGAAATTCAGTTGATAAAGATCACTGTGTTAGAGTTAACGATACTGTTATCGTTGCTGGTTCTGCTGGTGTAGTTAAATGTTTAGTTACAGAGGCAATTAGAGGTACAGCAACTGCTAACGCTTATATTGAAGTAGCTCCTTATGGAGTAGCTTCTTTAGATGCTGCTGGTTTTGAAGATAATGATGCAATTACAGTATTAGTTTATGGTTCTGAATTCCAAAAAGGTAGAAGTTACAATACTTCAGCTGACGTTGGTAACAATGGAACATCAACTGACTCTAGAGGATCAAACGAACCTGCTTTCAAATCTTTTATGAACAAACCAATTATCTTAAAAGATAACTACGAAGTATCTGGATCAGACGCTTCTAGAATTGGTTGGGTTGAAGTTTCTAGTGAAATGGGAATGAATGGGTATCTTTGGTATTTAAAAGCTGAAGCTGATACAAGAGCTAGATTTGTTGATTATTTAGAAATGGCTATGTTAGAAGCAAAAATGGGTGGTGGTGCTAATGCAGGCGCTACAGGTCATCCAGTTGTTTCAGCTGCTGATTTAACTGATGACGCTTTTGACTTAACTGCAGATACTGCTACTGGTACTCAAGGATTATTTGATGCTATTGAAAGTAGAGGTAATTTAACTTCTGGCGTAACAGGTGTTAACGCTGCTACTGATTTAGCTGAGTTCGATGCTATTTTAGCTGAATTCGACAAGCAAGGTGCTATTGAAGAATACATGATGTTTGTTAATCGTTCAACTAGCCTAGCAATGGACGACATGCTAGCTTCTATGAATTCTTACGGAGCTGGAGGTACTTCTTACGGAGTATTCGATAATGATGAAAACATGGCTC